TCTTAGCTACCTGTGATTCACTTAGATAGGTAGATGCATCATCTTCTTGAATCTGTGTGCTACGTTTAGTTCGTACTGAAGAGGCAGCACCTTTATCGCTAGACGTAGACTTAGAAGTACTCTTAATACCTTTATCTACTTTGTACATATCAATAACACGTGCTACAGACTGTACATCTTCTGCGTTTTCGTACAAAGCATCTTGATAGACTTTAGGTTGTGATTCTGCCCAATCGTGGAAAGCGTCATCATTACGAATGTCTTCAAAGTCAGGATGAAGCTGTAGTAACTCCGCTTCTGCACGTTGACGTTTAGCATCTACACGTAGCTCTTCGATTTCCTTCAAACGCTTATCTATATCAGATGCACGTTCTTCAGCTTTACGATCTGCAATAGCTTCTACGATACCAGCTACATCAGGATACTTCTTAGCCCAAGCTTCAATGTCTTTCTCGGTCTTAGGTAGTACAAGTTCATTCTTTGTGGCTTTCTCTAGTTGAGACTGTAGCTTCTCAAACTTTACTTTCCACTCTTGCTCTTTGTCTTGCATATGCCGACGAATATCAGAGTAACGCTGTTTAAAGGTTTTCTCTTCAGCGTTTAGCTCAGTGTCATCCTCTTCTTGTGTTTCGGCTTTAACTGGCTCTTTCGCTTCTTGTTCGCGTACACCCTCATCCTGAACTGAGGTGTCCTCAACTCTCTCGCTACTGGATTCACTATCAGTGGTTTCTTCCTGCGTTTCATTATCTTCTTGGCTTATCCCAGCCTGCTTCATTAGTTCCTTTAGTTCCTGCTCATCTTTGTTAATACGTGCTGCATTACGCTTATGTGCAGGTGAGAGCACCTCTACTTGTTCTACTTCAGGCATTTGTTTCTCCTTATGTTGGGGCCAGCACTATGCTGGGTAGCCTTATAGTTATATGGATAGTATTGTAGTGTTACTATTTCTTTTTATTCTTTTTGTTGCTGCGGCGTTTTACCATACCGCCTTGATTGTAGAAATCAGCATCGTACTCAACTTGGTTGTCAAACTGATCTGTTCCAGGTGTATAATCTGTATTAGCATTCGCTGTTTGAGAGGTCTGTGTTGCCGATTCTACTTGTGCAGTAGTAGCCCCTGTAGAGCTATTTTTGTTGTTGTCCTCTCCTGCAAATGTAGGCTTATCATCGTCACCGCCTGTACGACGAGAACCGCTAAATGAATCACGTAGATTATCACCTTGTACGCCAGCCTCTCCATCAAAACCTAGTAGGTCACCTAACCAAGTATCACCGAAGTTAACATTATCGTCACCACTTGTATCAGCTAGGTTCTCATACAAGCTAGACTCACCGCCGAAGATAGAGCCTTTCTTAGTTAAGTCGTGCTCAATACCTTCATCGTTCATACGATCAATGATGTCGTTATACTGAGATACTGCTGCTGTGTTGATAAACGCCGCTACTGGTAGCCCTGCACTAGACGCTATAGCTGTAGCAATGTTAGTCATCACACCTAAACCTTTAGCTGTTTTAGCTAGGTCTTCTTTAGGAATCTCATTTACGTCAAGAGGGGGTTTAGTTGTAGGTTTAGAAGAAGGTTGACCGTCATCGTCGTCCTGTCTTACAGTAGTCTCTGTAGTAGTTTGCACTGGTGTCTCAGAGTAGCCCATCTGTACAAGCTCGTCATAACGTGCTTGCTGTGCAGGTAGAATCAATGTCTCTACTTCACCAGCAGGACCATACATAATGACAGTACGTGTAGCTGGAGCAGTTGTTCCTAGCTGCTGATCAATCAAGAAGCCAGGCGCAAACATAGAACCCGAAGTAGCGCCAAACTGAGGCTCATAAGGATCAATACCTGCATCTACTCCTGTAGTAGGGTCAGCAACAGGAGGTTGTACGTCTACACCGCCTTGAGCATATAATACCTGTCCACCTTTGCTGTACTGCATAGCGTTACCTACAGCTACAGGTGCAGGTTGTTGATAAGGAGTAGGGCTTTGCACTGAACCTCCCATAGCCATACCTGTGACTTGCTCTAATGCAGCTAGCTCTTCAGGAGTCAAGTCTCCACCAGTCTGGTTATCCATAGTCATAGCTACAGGTTCACCACCGATGCGTCCGTTAGCTTCCATATCCATCAAGCCACTCTTAGCTTCACTACGTAGGTCTTCGAAGAACTTAACACCGTAGAAACGCACTACGTCAGCAGGTACGACATATTCACCTTCGCTTAGTTGCGCTGGGACATCATCACGTACTTCTTCAGCCATAGAGCCAGGAGGCACTTCGTTACCGCTTACAGGGTCCATAGTAGTCCCATCATCAGTGAGACCACCTTCCTCCATAAAAGCCATTTCCATCTGCTTAGCTGTGTCCATTAACTTCTTCCCTCATAAATTTTAGTCTACGTAGTGCAGCTACTTCACCTTGCATACGATAGACTGCTTCTACGTCATTCGCTTGTTCCATACGCACGTGTGCTGCTGAAATCTTATCATCTAGGTATTCTAAGTAAGCATCCCATAGTTGCTTATCGTTAGCTAGTTTTTTTAATATGCCTAAGTTCATTTAGTTGGTCTTTCTACTAATCCACCTTTGTTGAACCGTAGTTTAATACTTGCTGGATCAATAGTCAAGTTAGAAATGTCTAGGAGTGTACCCTCGACTAGCTTGTCAGAACTTGTGTTAAAATCATAATAAGGTATTTTCTTTTTTCCTATTTTTACTTGATCACCTAGTTCTGCTTTTAGTCCTTTTAAAACTTTATTAACTGCGTCTACATAGGTGCTATAAAAAGGAGAACCTTTACTTGTAGCTTTTTTTATTTCTTCATAGTCGATTCTACCTACTCGCTCTGCCACTATCTGATCTAAAGGAGGAAAGACTATCTCATCTATACCTTTTTGTTTAGCGTCTGATATCATAGACTCAATCAAAAAACGAACATAGTCTGTAGTTTTTGTCACAGGGGTGCCTTTAGGTTCAGTAGACATAAATTCAATTTTTCTAAGCTCTCTTATCTCTTCGCTCATATCAGCTATAGTGTCATCAATTATCCACTGATTACTTCCTGATACTAGGTCTTCATAAGCATCACTACTCAATTCTTTTTTAGCGTAGTACTTAATTACGTAAGAAGGGGAAGTAGCTACTGCTTGTGATGCCATAGTTAAAGTATAATCATCTTCTATCCCATAAGATTTAAGTAAATCTTTTGTTTTGTTTACTTTTTCTTTTCTAGAAGCATTAGAGGTTGATATGTCTGCGTGTTTTTTACTAAAATCCACTATGTTGTCAATACTGCTAGTTGATAATGTCTCACCTAACTCAATATCCAAATCTGTCACTAACATATCTATGTATTCAGGAACGCTTTCTTTTTGATACTTTTCCTTTTTGGATATAAGGTATTTCTCTTTGTCTTTAATTATATTTTGAACAGGGTCTGACTGTAATTCTTCGACTAATAAGTAGTTTTTGTTACCTGACACAACACCTTTTCTTATTGAGTATCTAGAGTGAGCAAGGACACTATCTTTGTATTGTTGATAGTGGTCTAATTTTTCTAAGCCAGTAAGTTTACCGCCCCCCTTATTTGAAGCTGTAATTCCTAATTCAATATAATCCAACTCTTCTTCTACAGCAAGTTTTTGTCGTTGCGTTCCACTATACTCAATAGGAAGTTTAACAGCCTTAACCTCTAGCGCACCTAGACCTTCTTTAGCTGTCTCAGCTGTATATAACTCACCAGGCTCTAGTCCTAAACCACGATACTCCATCTCAGATTGTGTGACTTTAGGTGCACGTTTACGTACAAACGCTTCGATGTTCTCGCCACGTGTACCTTCTTTACCAATAGGCGCTTCATCAATAGCACTCTCTAGTGGGCTATAGAACCGTGCCACTGTAGGGTCACTAGGATCAGCTACATCCGTTAGTACATCTTCTGTTTGTTTAAACATAGGGTTGTACTTGGGGTTGTCAGTGATACCAAGCGATGAGCTTAGCTGCTTAGCTAGAAGACGAGCGATACCTGACATTAGCCTACGTTCCCACTAAATCCTTGTTCACCTGGTTGTGGTGCTGTACCTGTACCCATCTGTGCTCCACCTGAGCCAGTTGTGTCTTGTACGTTAGCACCTGCTGGAGCTTGACCCTCTGGTCCTGGCGCTGGGCCTGGTTGCGCTGGGGGTTGCTGTGGTGCGAACTTCTTGAATAGCTCAGCTTGGATAGCTGCGTCTTGCATAGAGTTAGTCACCTTGTCTGGGTCTAAGTCCATACTCTTAGCGATCTCACGAATGATGTAGTCCATCTTAGCGAAAGGTGCTAGCATTGGGTTAGACGCTACCTGTAGGAACTGCATCAAGCGCTGGGAGCGTACCTCGTTAGACATCAAGCTTTCTGTACCTGATGCTTTAACTTCTAAGTCACCCTTGATTGACTCATCAAAGTCAAACTGCATATTGAAGCTAAAGAATGCTTTACCTAGAGGACCAAGCAAGTAGTCGTCTACGTTCTTAACTACTGAACGAATAGAGCCATTAGCAGCAGACATAAGCATAGAAATACCAGAGGCAGTCCGACCAACACCGCTGACTCCAGTTTGTCCGTGAGCGAACGAAGGAAAGCCAGTACTTTCATCAGCTAAGACCCTAGCTTTATCAAAGAGTTGCATATTCTCTTGAGCAACGTTGGGGAACTTGGTGCCGAAGATGGCCTGTCCTGGTGCACCACCTTGTCGCCTAAACACCTTCCCTGGGTACACTGACATATCTTGTCCTGGCACCAGGTTGGTTTCGTCAAGCTCAATGATAAGGTTTCCAGATAAAGCAGCATTGTCGATTGCCATCCGCATAAAGCCATTCATCAAAGTCTGTGTATCGTCCATATTCTCAGCGATACCAACTCCAAAGAATGAGTAAGGGTTATGTTCATAAGGTGTTGCGTAGTAAGGAATACGTGCAGGCTTGAATGGGTTTAGTACCATACGTAGTACTTCACCATTACAAATCCAAATGTTACAGCTAACTTCAACTAAGTCGCGTAGCTCACGTGGAATCTTTACGCCGTTCTCTTCTAGGATATCTGTATCTACGAAACCCCAGAACTCTAATACTTCCCAGCGCTCTGACTCAGACAGAGTGTCATCGTCTTCCATCTTCATTTCCCAGTGCTTACGTACATAGTCTGGGCTTTGAGAGATAGCTGTTTCGATAGCTTCATCACGGAAGTATGGACGACCTTTCAATCCACGTAGTTGGTTACGTGACATCTTGTGACGTTCAACTACATACTCAGCATCATCCATAGATGTAGCTTCAGGGTCAGGGTAGAAGTTCCACACTGATACGTTACCACACTCAGGAACAGTTTTAACTAGTGGTTCATACTCACCATTCTCGTTCCAGTTGGGGTACTCTTTGTCTACAGCGAATGGTCCCTTCATTACGCCTGTACCAAGCAGTGCCATCTCGAAAGCCATACTACGTAGATGCTTAGATGCACCTGACTCGTTTAGCTGATCGTGAATCTTCTTTTCCATCTTCTTAGCTGCAACAAGCGCTGGGTGGAAAGACACTGTAGTTGGCGTAGTACCGTCACCTTCGATAACTTTGTCAGCTACTGGAGCTAGCTTGTTACGCATCCCAGCTAGACGTTCCTGTAGATCAATGATTGTCTCACCTGGGCGTAGCTTACCATCATCACCAATAAGTGCTGTAGGTGCAGCTGCCTGTTCTGTAACCATACGAGCTTCATCCCCTGCTTTCTCAGCATTAGGATCAACGTTGATATGTACAGCGTCTGCAACGCCGTCAGGAAGCACGGTAGGGTCTACCGAGAGGGGGAACTTATTATTACCAAACAACACGTCTACAATCTGCCCATATGCAGCCAGCGTCTTAGTTTTAGTAACCTTAACAAATACACGAGACTTCTCTGTGTCTGTGAACTGTACGTCTGGACCATACAAGCCACGATAGTTACGGTATGCTCGTAGCCAACGCTCTTCGTCTACTTGTCGTGCATCCTCTGCACGTTTGTATCGCTCGTTAACGTAAGTTACTACACTACTGACAGACTCGAAGAGTTTATCACTGCCATCTTCTGCAGCTACTACTTCATCTGTGTCAAAGTTTAGATCATCAATGTCTGCCATATTTTAGTACCCGAATGTTGAGTCTGAAGCTTGGAACCCTGTTCGTTGGTTCTTTGCTGGGTTATAGTCCCATATAGAACTACGTGGTCTTGTCATTATACCATAACGCAACGCATCATACAAGTGATCTTCTGCATTTGTATCCACATCTTCTGGATTCTTTTTATCCAGAGGTATAGACGGTAGTTGCGAAATCGTATTGGTACAGGAAGAAAAGAATACGAGTCTTGGCTCCTCAGTAAACTCATCTACCTGTAATCGACGGTGTATCTCATTCTTTCCTGAAACACGAGAGCCTTTAGAGCGATCTGAAGGACGCCAACGACAGCCTTTCATATTCATCTGCTCAGCCAAGGAAGGACCAGTATCACCTCGGTTATGCCACAAAGAAGAGTCCAACACGCCGTACCTGATAGTACCATCTTCAACCTCCTCTCTAAGGATCATATCCGCTAGATCAGAAGCTGTAACTTTAGAACAATATAATTCCCTGTAGACAACCAGCTGTTCACTTGGTGTGACAGCGATCCAGACAACTCCAGTGAAGGAGCCGTAACCATAGTCGCAAGCTCTAAACTTAGTCCACGACTGAGGGATATCGTATGGCTCCACCACGTGTATGCTTCTGTTAAATTCAGGGAATGCTGCTCCTTCGTTAATATCCCAGTTGCCCTCAAGAAGTTGTTTTCTTTGATGCTCAGGCAGTGATAGAAGCATTGCTTCGTAGTCACCTGTGTCAGCTAGATAGGGGTTATCGAATAGGCTAGCTGGAATGAATCTGCGTTTAAATAGTGGCTCTCCTGCTCGGCTGTGTCCTTGAGGAAAGGCTAGTGTTTCACCTGTTTCTATATCTGTAGCCCAGAAGGGGCTGTTAGCAGGCGCTGGGTCAATGAACATTTTCTTAACCCAAGAGTGTCCTGGTCCACCAGGGTTTGTTGTAGCTCTCATATATAACCCTAGTTCTGTAGAGCTAGTACGTAGACGTGATCTCATATAGTTCCACGCATACGGAGAGTTCCACTGAGTAAGCTCATCAAAAGCTACGTAGTTAAACGCCTGACCTTGGTAGCGCATAACGTCAGTGTCTTTGTCGAGGTAGGACATCCAGAGTCGTCCTCCTCTTGGTGTGGTCCACTGAGACTTACGCTCTGACCACTTAATACCAGGAATTGCTTTAGGGTATAACTCTTGGCTTTTCTGTATGAGTTCCCTTAGTTCTTCCGTTGTATGTCGAACAAGTAGACCACTAAAGTCTGGGTTGTTCATATCACGTAGAGGGTCTGCTAAAGTTGCATAACTTTTTCCACCGCCAGCTGCCCCACCATATAGTACTTCTCTTTCAGAAGATGCTAGATATTGTGTCTGTGGACCTGGGTTAGGCTTAAAGACTACTTCTTGTGCAGCTATTGGGTCAAACTCAGCAGGTTTAACTTCAGCTGGTTTCTGTGTCGTCGGCGTAGGTGTAGTAACCGAGTCTTTCTTTTTCGAGTATCTCGTACTGCTTGAGCGCTTTTTCGTACCTTTCGGTAAGCTTGCGTTTAATTGCAGCAAGTGATTTACGTTTTCTTTCGACATCTATACGCTTTCTTAACCCTGAGTGCGATATACGACGACCTGACTGTGTAGACAACCAAGCAGCTACTTCTCTATAACTATACTGCTTTAAGTGCTTCTTTGCAAGCTCTAATAGCTCTAATTCTTTAGAAATAGGTGTTAGCCATTCATCGTCGTCTGGATCAATCTCGTACCCGAAAGGTATCTGATGTGTTAGTCGTGGGATTCGCTCCCATCTTTTTACTTTGAAGTCAGGCTTAGGTAACATCCAGTAGCCTAAGCTCTCACGTTCTTTTTGTTTAGTTATCCGTATCATCGCTATCTTTAGGTGGTAGAATAAACAAACCGCCCGATGCTTGAACTTCCATACGCTCTGTCTTTACGACACCAGCACGGTCAAGGATTTCTTTAGCTGCTTGCATCTTTTCTTTTACGCCTAGCTCTGTAGGATCAACAAGAGCTTGACCGAATGCTACAGCTGCTTTAGGTCCAATACGAGACATATACGTTTTAGTACCTTCAAATATCTCATCTTTTAACGCATCTACAATAAGACGTGTAGGTGTGTTATCGCTGTAACCAGCAAGCTTCTTAGCTTTAACTACGTCACCACCAGCCTCATCGAACAGTACTTCGAGAAACTTTTGTTGATTTTCTGTTAGATTTTTTGCCATTAGCTTTCCTGTCGATATTCTCAGCTACTCTTTTGTAGGTGGTAATGATGAGTATATTACCATCTTTGTCAAAGGCGTAGTACTTACTGCCTTGCTTTTTTATGTTATTAGATAGATTACGAATCCAAGTACACCAAACCCTACTAATAAAAGAAGACCTGATACAGTCCAAGTTATTATAGCTTCCTGTAGTTCAGCCTTACGATACTCTTGCTCTTTCTTTTGCTTTCTTATCTTAGCTTCTGTAGCTACAAGCTCATCCCAAGCTGACGGACCCATAGTAAAACTAATATAGTCCTTTAGTTCTTTACGCATTTGCTCTGCTTTACGTTTTGCAGCAAACACTTCCATAGCTTCAGCTTCTACAGAACCGCCAATAGATTTCCACCAAGGCGGGTTCTTTACTTGCTTTTCGGCTTGCCCTAAGTCTGACATATGACCAGCCCATTTAGTTAGCTGGCTACTCATATCTTGTAAGTCTTTACCTATAGCAAAGCCTTTCTTCAGAGCATTAAAGGCGACAGTGGCCCCGCTTATGATTGTAACTGGGTCCATACTGCCTCCTCAAACAAGTATAGATCACTTTATATCTTCACGTACTACACGCTTGATGTCGCCACGTCCGATACCAATATCGTTTAACTCACGATCTGACATACGGTATAGGTGCATCTCTGCTATACGTGCATTGGCTTGGCGTTGACGTGCTTCAATCATTGCATTGAATACTTTGACTAGCCAAGCCTTAAAATTAGTGGCCCACTTTGATGATTCAGAAATTACTAGTTCCATTATATGTACTCCTTATGTTAACGCTAGCTAAGCTAGCAATGGAAACATATATAGTTATACTAGAATACTGGGCCTTTTAAAATAGCTTTTTTGGAATACCCGCTATGCATTTATGTTAGCCGACAGGGATAAAAGTTTCTGTTACAGTAAGAATGGTATCAATATGTGCTGCAGTATCTGGTGTTACCTGAATACGATCACCTGGTTGCAAGACTAATTCTATATCAGGAAACTGTACATACTCTGATGCACCTAAGTTCTTACCTTCTAAAAAGTGAGATGTGTAGTTGTCTTCTGCTATATACCATTCTACTTCTATATCCGTATTACCACTAGAGTTATGAATATGTATAAACGTAACTTCAGCTACACAATTAGCAGGGCACACATACACGTTTTCTGTCGTCGTGCCAGTATTATGACCATACACAGACTTTTTACGTGATGGTTTACCCTGCGTAAATAATGTCATTATTACTTCTTCTTTTTAGTCTTAACTACGTAAGCTTCATTCACATCAGGTGTAGAAGGATCATCAGCGATGAAATGTCCATTCTCATCACGTGCACGTACAATCTCAAGATCATCTGACTTCTCTGCTTTTGGTTTAGCTACTTTCTTTACTGCTTTCTTAACTACGTTCTTAGCTTTAGTAGCTAAACCCATCTCAGCTTCTTGACAGATAGCATTTACGTTAGGGTCTTTACTTTGTACGTTACCATAGTTATCTTCACCTGCAGCTTGGTTGCCCATAGCATCCCACACGTAGCCGTGCTCGTCTACACGATAACCTTTAGCTTCTAAGGCTTTCTGGTATTTGTGATAGTATCTGTTAGACATTATGAACTCTTCTTCATTGGGCGCTCAGCTGGGTTAGAGGCACCACAATAGCCACCTTTATTGTAGCCCTTCTTGGAAGTCATACCGCCTTTGGACATACCCATAGCCATATAGTCTTTCTTCTTAGAAGACATACCGCCTTTAGCCATACCTGATGACTTCTTGGCACATTTACCTGCTGCAGTACACTTAGCAGGTGTAGGACACCCAGCGCAAGTCTTAAACTTAGGAGGAGCCATACCTCCCTCATTCATATATCCCATTCTATTACGGACATTTTTAGGTAGCTTGCCCAAGCTTTTCTTTTTATCTGAAGGTACGGCTTTCATAACTAAGTTCTCTTTCTTCCTGATGCTGTTGTTGACCAATTAACTTTAGATGGTCCTGTCTTTTTCTGTGCCTCTTTTTTGGATATTTTTGAGGCAACTTTCTTTGGCCTACACGCTGGGTAGGGACGACTGGAGTCACTGGCTGAACTGCGCCCACATTCTTTACCTGTCTTAACGTCCGTCCATTCTTCACCAAACCACTTACCTAAGCCTCCTTTAGAAAAACTTCTACGCTGACTTTGTAATACGTGCTGACTACGTGACCTTGTTCTTAGTTGTGCCACTGTACTTGCCTCCACGCTTCTTGTACTCTTTGGTTAACCACGCTGATGCATATGCGCTGGGCCACACATCAAACTTCTTTTTAGCTTGTGCCTTTACTGAAGCGTAAAGCTTTTTGTTGGTTGGTGTGGGTGATTTAGCCATTATGTACTGCTTCCTTCAACTCTATGGCAGTGCGGTGTAGCATATGCACCTCCTGCTCTTATATTAACAGCTATTTGTTCTGCCTCTTCTAAACAAGCCTGCTCAGTATAGAACGGCTCTGGTTTTGCTATAATCTTACAGGACAATGCCATAGGGTCAAAACAAACAAGTAGTATTCCTATCCACATATCTTACCAAGCCTTACAAGACCAGTAACGTGCAGTAAACTTATCCGTTGCTGTATCACAATTATGTCTAGCTCTGAAGCTAGCTCTGCGTCCTGGTTGATCTTTCTTGATAGACATATTAGGATCACCGAAGCGTACAATCTTTACTTGGTCACCCTTCTTAGCTAAGACAGCTGACTTCTTAGATTCACCAGGAGTCTTCTTAGGTTTGTTATACCCTGGGAAAGTCTCACCACGATACTTGAGCTTCCCGCTAGGTAAACGTTCTACGTCTTTAGTTGTAGCCATTCATCCGATCTTTCAGTGTTTTACGTCTAAAGGGAGCGCTAACTAAGTTAAACAGCGCTCTCCCTATCTGAGTTGGAGTAGGTAGTACCCACCCTAAAAGTAATACAAGTAGTACCCACGGTGGTATATTCGTATTAGTTATATCTAAAGATTCCACTGGTCCAGTCTCTACTTCCTTGAGAACCTCTGTAGTTATGATGTCACGCCCAGCGCTTGTAGTCTCTTCTTGCTCATACGTGACTACAGCTTGCTTGTTCTCTTTGCCTAACTGTGTGTTAGCTGCTACGTTAGTACCACCGCCTGTAGGTAACAGTGAAGTTAGACCACAACTAGATAATAATAGGGTCAGGACCAACCAACGCATTAGCCTTACATCATCAGTTCAAAGTGGGGTGCATCAATAAAGGGACGACGACCTTGTGATCTACGTAGGTCAATGTATGCATTCATTGCATCTTCAGCTGTATCATCGTAGTAACGAATGTCACCCTCTGACCAAGCTGCACCCCATTTGATAGGCACCTCTAGTTCTTCTGCTGCTTGAGCCATAGCATCACAGATGTTATCGTAAACATTTAGTTCCCAGCTTACGTTAGAACCAAAATACGCTACAAGGTCTACAGCGTGGCTATAACCGTCACCTTGTATCAAGTGTTTACTTTTCATAGTCTGTGACCGTCCAGAGTTATACAACTCTTGTTGCTCAGCTAGAGTACGGACTCCATACGTCACACCGAAGTCTACATCTGTAAGCTCAATAGCTCGTTTAACTACAGCTACCATATCTGGATGTACACCATCTAGTTTATCTAACGAGCGCTGGGATAACTTGAAAGCCATATTAACGCATATCCTTACCTGATGTCATTGCTACTTTGCTACCCATAGGCTTACCAGCCATATAAGCTGTAGCACCCATATATGCAGCCACAATACCAGTCTGTGCTATATAGAACAAACCAAATAGATCAGCTAATGCATTAACACGAGAGTCACTTATCAAGCCATCATAAAAGAGTACACCTGTGAAGCCAATCATCATAAGCATAGCTACCCAAGCCATCTTCTTCTGAGACTCAGCTTTCTCTTCACGTAGCTCTATCTCAAGCATACGCTCTTTCATTGCTACTTCTTCAGTTGTGATCTTACCATCACCATCTATGTCAAAGTCTACTACCATACTAACAGCTACTCCGTTACACTACAATAGCGTGATACAACTCGTGAGCTACTGCAAGAGCTACAATAACAAGGATGGCTGTCTTAGGGTTAGACTTAGCACAAGTCCAATACTGTTTTACTTTATCAAGTATCTGCATAAGGTCTTTTCCTTTCAGGGTCTAACACTTCGTTACGATTCAAGTGACCCTCTAAGTACATAGCTCTCTCTACGTGATCCAATGTGTACCACACACCCGTGTCTTCATATATAGCTCTACGTACATAGAATACGTCTGACTTAGGTATGTGTACCTTTTGTAAACTACGAGTGTCATTAGAGGCTAATGCAGCGTAAAATTCTTCAATTACACGATCTGTTGCATATAGTTGTACTTGTTTTTTCATAACTGTCAAGTGTTAATTATAACATATTACTACAAATATGTATAGCTTCCCCTATAGTTATACTATAAGAGTTTAAACGCTTCCATAGATTAGTAGGGTGAAATAAGGTTAGTTAAACTATATGAGAGTTTAAACACTTTGAGTGAGGAGGAGACTAAGAGGGAGTTTAACTCTATCCTAGTTTAACTAACCTATAGTATAACTATATCATAGTTAACTACTAGTGTCAAGCTATTTATTTAGTTAAACTACAGTAGTTATACTATATATTAGTTTTAACTCATTTATTTAAACTATTATAGTTATACTATACCTATGTCCAAACTTTAATAGTTTAACTAAGCCCCCTTACCCCCGTAGTTATGCACAAAATGTGGGTACTTGTCAAGCCCAAAAAAGTGTCGCACTTGTAAAATACTTTATAAGTGTTGCATATAAGTCACATAATAGAGTGGATACTATATAGGTGTTACATAAATGTCACACTATAGAGATTGGCTTACTAGAAATACAAGAGAATGTGTGGGATTATATGGGAAAACAAGGGAATAGTGTAACTGTTATAATGTAACACCCTTTTGAAAAACCACTTCTGTTGCAGAGTACATATATACGTAACGGTATAGGGGTGGGTGGCTCCTGCGCCCAGGTGTTTAACGTGTGTGTGGCGTATGCGAGGCGCGAGATGGTGTGCTAAGTCGTTGAAAATAAAGGGTTTTTATAGTGATATAACAACACGCATTGCCCAAAAAACGCTTATTCACGGGCGCATACACATCGTGCGCACACTGCAGGGATTTATGCATATCATACCCACACCCCCACATCACGTTGCACATACATACCCACCCCTAACGCATCACATCACGCATCACCCCAGCGCATCACATCACGCTAGGCGCACACAGCGAGCACATCACGTTGCGCTATCCGCATCACGCGAGGCAGTGTTGCTGATTCGTTCTACTCGGCCTAAGTCCAATGTTGCTGATTCGTTCTCACTCAAAAACGCTATTCTCGGACCGTCCGAGGATAAATACCCTTAAGGGTAAAAAAGGGTTTGACAAAAAACGAATCACCTGCCAATTTAAATACATCGAAACGGCGACAATGCCACAGCAACAAAAAAGGAAATTCGATATGACAAACGCAATCGCAAAAGCAAAAGCCCACGTTGACGCAAAAGTAACATACAAAGGCACATCATATACATTCACAGAAGCCTGTGATCACGTTTCCCACCTATTTGATCAGCGTGATGACACCGCAGAATTGGTGCTCTTTCAGACCCGTGATATCGGCCTGTGGCTGCTGCAGCTTCGCTCAGTGTACAAGAGTAACAAGCAATTCGGCTCAGCTATCGCTGCCACACCCCTAAGCAAGCGCTCAATGCAGGACCGCAATGATGCAATGTTCGTCGCTGAGAATTGGGACAAAGTAGCGAAGCTAAACAAAAAAGGTGAACTCAATTCGCTCGGTGCCTCAGCAGTACGCAAAAGAGTCCGCAAAGCGGAAACTGCAGGTAACACAAGCAAAGGCAAGCAAGCGGCTAAGCCCACAGAGGCCGAGGCTGCACCCATCACAGCGGA